TAGGGACTCGTACCACGCCGAGACAAACCCAAGGATCATCTCGGCCTCGGTCTTGTCCATCGTAACCCCCTCATCCATCGGGCCGTATCTGATCTGTCCATCGTCGATGAGGTAAACCATGATGGGCGACGCCACCGGGCGCTGGGTGGCTGGCTGCCTCCAGACAGTCAGCACGATGCCCTCTTCTGGATCATCCCCCGCCACCAGTAGCCACATTCTCATCCGCTGATGGCTTCTGGACTGCCCTTCCCAGCAGACCATGCACTTGCGAAAAGGTGGCCTGCTGTCGTGCAAAGGTGTCTGAGACTCCTCGCTTTGATCCATAAAGCATCCGGTCGCATCAAACCAGTGCATCTCAGTGGGATCAATGCCGCCATCAGACACCAGCTTCATAATGTCGCGCACAAGCTGGGTGGTCATCCATTCTTCTCCTTGAGTCTTTTCGTCAGCCTTTTGATTGCTTGATCGTAGCGGGCCATCTGAACAGTGTCATCAAGTGGAAGGTATGGAATAAAACCTTCGATGGCTTCAAGCGCAACTTCCATCAACGCTTCATCGCTTGCTTTGATTTTTGTAGCCTCAATGCCTTTACGAATAAGGTCGCTTGTAACTTGTGTCTCGCGGTGTTCCCAATCGCTGTACAGCATATTGGTTCGCGCAAGAAACTCGATCTTTTCGTTGAGGCGTTTTATTTCGGCGTCTTTGTCATGCTTAGTGGGGCAGTTGTCGTAGTCTTCACAGCAAGTGTCAACCATTCCCTTGGGGCAACTTTTTCTGTTCATGTGTTCTTCTCCTTGAGTTTGGCTTCGATGGCGCGGGCGAATTCCTCCATGCTGTCGTATCCACCAGCGCGAATAACTCCATGAAGCTCCTCATCCGTCAGCCCCACCCACGGCTTGCCTTCTGCTTGGATGACTTGGCGCTCTTTCTCGCAGTATTCGCAGATCGCCACCGGCTCCTGCTGCTGTACTGACTTTTTCTCGCTGATTGCCCCAGCTTCCAATCCGGCGGCATAGCCTTTGCAATACTCCGGGTGCGGGTTGTCCTGTTGTGCTGGCTGCTCGGCCAGTGCTTCTCTGTCACTCATGCCTGCTCCCTTGCGCGGAGTCTCACCCCATGCTTCCCTCTGAGCGGTATCCCATGTCTTCTCAATGTAAGAAAGCCATTCTTGTTTTGTCATCGGCTTGTTCATGGCTGCTCCCTTGCTTTGAGCATGGCGTCTGCCATTTTGTATGCCTGTTCAGCCGACCAATTGAAGTCGCCTGAGCCGTTAAACATCGGAAGTGCTTTTGCCGCAAAGTAGTCGCGCAGGGTCATGCCCCAACGATGTATTTGCCCAGTCTCAGGATCGAATGACTTAAATGTGCTGGGGAAAGCCGATTCCGGCCAATTTGGAAACGCTGACCCACCTGTGTTGATACTCATATGCTGAACGGGCAATAGCTGGTGAACATCCGGGTGGTGGTGTAGCTGCACTGATAGTCCACACAATACGTCCCAATGTACCTGCCGCCCTGTGATGTGCTTACATAGTCACACCGGACAAGCGTACCGGCCCGTGCAAACGCAATGCTGGGGGCCAAGTTGGCGGCAAGGATCAGTGCAATAAACAGTTTTCTCATTTCAATCTCCAGTGTTTAAGGGTTTTTGTCAGAAACTTCACCAACGAAGCCTCTTGACCAAAGGAAAGATGGGGTTCTGACCGCCCCGGCCTCTTGCAATTCAATCTCTGTGTATCTCCTCTGGGTACGTCTTGGATACCCCGGCCCAACAAAGATGTTGCTGTTTCGATAATGCGGGACATACTTTATCCCGTCCTTCACGTAGGTGGTCATTTCATAGACCTGTGCCCTGATTGCTTCACTCATCGTTTTCTCCTGAAATCCGGTGGAAATCCCGCCACCGTATCGGGTTACAAAGAACTGCCCTTTTTGGAGTCACACGGCCACACACGGGCCAGCGATACACGCACAATTACATCAGCATTGAAATGGCGAAGTTCTGGTCGCCCTTCTAACTGCACCTTCACGATGTCGTGCATCTGGCCCAGAGTGGCCGTGCTCGGTGCGCAGAATGATTTGTTTGCATCATTGTCAATTACACCCATCACATAGCCAAGCGCATGCATTTTTTCAAACTGATTGCCATTCATGGCATTGAATAACTTGTTGCCGTCCCAGAACTGGCTTGCGTAGGCAGGACTAGCAAATAGAGCGCACAACAAAATATGTTTAAACATCATCGCCTCCGCAGCGGTCTCGTTGGTTTTGGGCAGTCTGGCGGCGGGATGACCACGCACCACACGGCCTCGTACTGCCCACGAACCGGCCCAACCCACCTGTCGATGTAGGTATCTGGCATTCTCGACAGACAGCGTCTGAGCGCATTCTCATTGGGTATCTGAGGCATCATGCGCACCATCTCATTGATAGTCAGGCCATCAGGGTTATCCCTGAGTATTCTTCTGGCCTCGGGTTGGTTTGACTTGATCAATTCGCTTCTCTCTTTCATCCATCATTGCTTGTGCCCTGTCAAACACCTCAGACGCAGTCCAGTCTGCGGTGTTGTCCAGTGTGCTGAGTTTCATCAGGATGAAGGCGGCGTACCAGTCAATCATCCTGATGTCTTGAATGGACTCACCTTGCTTCATGGCGTTCCTTGACCGCACTTGGCGGGGTCCACCCGAACTTGCGCCACGTTGACTGAACGTCCGTGGCGGCTGCGTTGATGTATTTAAACGTGGGGTCGAGCAGCGGCGCTTTGAGTTTCTCCGCCTTCTGCACCATCTTCGGTTTCGTCACTTGCATCGTCTTCTCCTCGGTAAATTCCTGCGCTCGATATCCAGAACCCTGCCTGATTCTTGAGCATGCCGAGTTCCAGCATCTCTTCAGGACTCCGACAACGGCGGTTAACGCCGTGCTTTCCGGTTCTGTGTTTATCGAACGCATAGTTGCTGTTGAAGTATTCCTTGCACCCTTGGCACTGGTTACGTTGCCCCCTCAGTTTCATGCTCTGCCTCCGCAATGAGTTGGTTTTCAAGTTCGTCCTTGACCACCTCTGCGAACGATTTGCCGGAGGGGAACCTCATCTGCGCCACACTCATGTTTTGCACGGTTTCGATGCACTTGGCAACCCCCGAGTTGAATCCTGCGGTGAATGGGTCACCAGAGGCCATCCTTGCGGCGACCGCCTCCCGAATGATCTGCGCCATCGGGGTCTTGGACTGTTTTGAGAAGCGCCTGAGTTTGATCAAGTCCTTCTGTGACAGGTAAGCCATGAATGGTTTAAACGTCGATGCTGTCATTGTTGTTCCTCAGAATGGCAGGTTGTCATACCGCCAGTTTTCGTAGTCTTTCAAAAGCCCATCGAAGTGGGCCTTGGCCTCCTCATTACCATGAAGTTCGGTTCTTGAATTGATGCCACATCGGGCGCAGAGTTCCGTTGCGGCCTCCTCCTCCGATGAGCATTCAAGGAATTCCCAGAACTTGTGGTCTCGGCACAACATCCCCGCCTTCTGGACACGGTTGTTGTACTGGGTGGCAGATTCATCATCTTGGATGCGAACCAGCGCACACCCGTATCTGGAGCCGACAAAGTCCCGCAAGAGTTCCTCCGGGATTTCGTCAGGGTGTATGGCCACCGTCAGGATGAAGCCTGTTCGATCCTGCTTGAGGGCGACCTTGCGGCATTCAAACTGTAGGGCCATGATCAGAAGGGGATGTCATCATCGCCGAAGTCCTCGGCCTTCTGCGGACGGCCCGTTGCTCCGCCTTCCTCGGGCACATAGCGGTTCACGGCCAAAGACAGGTACATCTTGCCGTCATTGCCTTTGCGCTTCCAGCCAGACAGTCTGACAATGGTCAGCCCGTCTACGACCTTCAGTGCGGTCTTGTCGTTCAGGTCAATGGCAATGTCACCCCAGTAGTCGGCAGATTTCTCTGTCTTCTTGATCGTGGAGGCCTTGAGGCTTCCCGAGTCCTTGTGGGGCTTGAAAGTTTTTTGTGGGTAGTTAGGCATTTGCCTTCTCCTTGAGTTGTGCCGCAGTCTTCTTGAATGCGGCGAGAATGCCCTCGTAGAGGGCGGGATGGGTTTCCTTGAGTTTGTTGAGGGCTACCTCGTTCTCCTTCCAGTACGAACGCAGGCCCTTCTCGGTTGTGGCCACGAACATGTACTGCTCGATACCCTCGGCGAACAGACGGGCGTTGGCATCGTCCTGCTCACTGATAGCTGGTGGAGCCTTTTTCTCTGCCACCGTGGGGGCAGGCTCTGCATCGCCCTCGGGCAAATCCTCACCAGCGTAGATGTACAGGCCCAGACCATGCAGGGCCAGACCTTTAGTCAGACAACGCATGATGGCGGTGTTGACGTTGAAGGAGTCAATCTTCTCGATGATCCTGCCGTTGCGGGTCTGAACCTCCCGCCCGGAGAATGTGATGGGCTTGTTACCCCCGTTCATTACAGGCAGGAAGCAGGTCACCGGCTTGCCGAACATACACACAGTCACGAACACCATCGCGGTGTCGTTGATCTCCAGATACGGTTTGCCATCAAACATCTGAATCTGGAAGTTTGCATGGGGGTCGGCCTTCAGAGCCTCAGCCCAAGCCCACGCCCAAGACAGGTAGGTCAGCCCCTGCTTGTTCTCGGTATGTTCGTTGACATTGACCTTGAGAAGATCAATCTGACTCATGGAATCCTGCCTTCCAGAGTTGATGCTGTTTGCACCAACGGCTGACCCCGCAATAGTCACCGACACAACGTCTGGGTTCTCCGAGTCTTGTTTCGACATAGCCTTTCTCCTTCTCGGCCAGTTCATTGGCCTCTTCGATAGTTTTAAACACACGGATGGCAGTCTTCCTGCCTTCCCTCCTGACGGCGTATGTCGTGTCCGACATCCACCTTTCCTCTGGGGTGCAGTCCCGCAGGTCTTCCCCCAAATCTGAATCAACCTTCGCATCGCGGTGCAACTCCAGCCGCTCCTCGATATAGGCCTGCGTCTGCTGGCTGTCCCACATCGGAAAGTCCATGACATGGATGGGAGCCTTGGGGTAGTTCTCCTTGGTCTCGTGGCGGCTGAAGTCGCGGATGAAGGAGCAAATCTTCAGGCCCACAACCTTCTTGCCGGTCTGCTCCACCAGCCACTTGTAGATGTTCAACTGCTGTTCCCACTCAACCTTGTCGTTCATCACCGCCCATGCGGAGGTAAACTTGTAGTCCCAGATCACGATGCCCTTGTCGGTCTCCTGCTGGAGGTCGATCTGACCAGACAGGGTGACGCCGTTGATCTTTGCAAAGAGGCGCTCCTCCTTCTTCCACCCAGCGGTCTCCCCTCTCTCCATAACCACATGCAGGGCTGAACCCAGCAGTTGCCAGAGCATGTCAGCGACATCCTGCTCAATGTCTTCGTTGTGACGTTCGCGCAACCTCCTGATCTTTGGAGGGCTGATCAACTCAGTCACGCTGTACTGCGCGGCCCCCTTGGTGTAGTATTCCTTGGAGGCCAGAGTTACCAATGGCAGTGGCACATCAAACTTGTTGGTGATCTTCATAAACATCCTTGAAAGCGTCTATGGTTACGAATGATAGCGATACTCCAAACGAATTGCAATCACTATCAATGATTATTTTTGGTGAGCCCGCAAGCAAGGCCAACAGTAGGAAGATGGTTCGCTTCGGCAACATGCCAAGACTTATCAAGTCTGACAAAGCACGAGGCTATGCTGTTGTATTTAAACAACAGTGCAAAGAGATCGCCCCTCTCATGTCGGGCGACCTGAAGGTGACCATGTGGATTTACTACGCCTCCAGAAGGCCTGATCTGGATGACTCCCTGATCCTCGACCTGATGCAGGGGCTGGTCTATGAGAACGACCGTCAGGTTAAGGAGCGCCACCTGTACTGGGGTCTTGACCCTGAGCGCCCCCGGGCAGAGATCATCATCGAGAAGATGGACGATGTCGCTCCCAAAAAGAAACCCCGCGCGGGGCGGGGAAAGGAGAGAAGCAACTGCTGTGAAGCAGGCACACCGGAGAAGCATGCAGGTGTAGTGTAAACGGTTTTCGGCCCGCACGCAGCAGGCTCACCACATGAGCCTCCGCCTGATTGTTTAAACACCAATGCCAAGGTTGCCGCTGAAGTCAATCCGCATCCGCTCAGAAAAAATTTGTAACAGGTGTATTGACAGATAAAAAAGTTCTGGCAGAATCCGCAGTGTTGTCGTAGCAAACAACAAATGTAGGCCGCTTGTGCATGCGATCCGCCTTACCCGATGCTTTCAGTGGGAGAGCCATCAGGCAAGGTTGCTACCGGATCGCAGTTGCAAGCGGCTTTTTTGTTGCCTACGATAACCGTACTCCGCACGACAGCAAGAGTTCAACCTGACTGCGTGGAAGAAAAGGGTTATCCGGTAGCGCAAGCAAGGGCAACTACCCTACAGTCCGGACGGCTGGCCGAATCTGCAAGCCGAGGGGTTTCGAAAGAAACATGCAGATGCCGCAAGGCGGTGAAAGCCACCCATTGTCTCCTCTGGGGAAGGGGGGCCTTTGGGTGAAAAATCTTAAAGGAGCGCCAGATGGAAGATGAAGACAAGATGATGAGGGAGTTTGAGGAATGGTGTGATCGTCAAGACCTGATCTGGGAAGTCTGGCTCAGGACATTGGTGGCCACCTGCATGCCAACAGTCGCAGATTATCATCAGTGGCTACATGTGAGAGCCAAGCGGAGTCCAGAGGAACTCTACGGCTCACAAAGTGATTCAGACCAAGAGCCGTAACAACGGCCACAGGGATCTTAACCAATGGAGAGCAATATGCTTGAGAAGTCAGTAGTAGAGTCAATCCCCGAGATCACCATCTCCAAGCGGAAGGTGGGCAGGCCCAAGAGTTTGAAGGCAAAGCCTCAAAAGGCGGCAGTTCAGAGTAAAAAAGCGGAGGCACACGCCATCACCGTTAGCCATCAACATTATTGTTTCATCACATCTGTCGCAGAGTTGAAAAACATCAGCCGCATGGATGTTCTTGGTGGCATCATCCAGCGTTTTGTGGACAACATGGACACTGGATCTGCGGCAAAATGAGGTTTCGGGGGCTGGCTCGTTAACCCTTGCACGGGAACCTTGCTGGGAACAGAGGCTTCATACATGTCACTGTCGCCCCTCTCACCAGTAGCAAACCGGCCCCCTCCTTCAGGAGTTTAAACATGAGAGACTACGCCGCAGAGTATCGCAACTATGACGGAACACCCGCAGTCAAAAAGAAACGGGCGCAACGCAACAAGGCCCGAAGGATGTTGGAGAGAGAAGGCATCGTCCACAAGGGAGATGGGAAAGATGTTGATCACAAGAAGCCCCTGAGCAAAGGCGGCACAACAACCCGAAGCAATCTGGTCGCCCGTCCCTCTTCGTCCAACCGCAGTTTTAAACGTAAGGCAGACGGAAGCATGAAATGATCGAGGCCCTCGTAGAAGAAACAAGATTTGGTGACACGACACGGGTAATCTGCCCGTTCTGCACCCCGGAGAGAAAAAAGAAAAAAATCAAGGACATGACCCTCAGCCGCAAGGCAGATGGTGCGGTGGTCTATCACTGCCATCACTGCTACGCAGAGGGGGCTGTCCAGCCGCCCAAGGAGAAGCGATTGCAAGCAGTTCCCGCCCCCGCCATCGTGAGCAACAGCCTCAAAGATGAGCATTACGCCTATCTGATTTCCCGGGGTATCTCCCCTCAGACCGCAGACAAGATGCGGCTATTCTCAGCCCAGAAGTTCTTCTCACGACTCGGGCGCAAGACAGAGGCCATCGGCTTCCCGTACTACCGTGATGGAAATTTGATTGCCGCGAAGTACCGGTCCATCGAGGACAAGGACTTCACTCAAGACGCAGGCGGCGCACATGATTTCTATGGCCTTGAACATGTAAAGAAGGGTGAGCCTCTGATCATCGTGGAGGGCGAGTTCGATGCCCTGTCTGCGGTGGAGATCGGTTTAAACAATGTCGTCAGCGTACCCGGCGGCGCTCCTGTCAAGGTCGCAGATGGCAAGGTTCTCCCCTCTGAAGACAAGCGTTTTGCGTATGTCTGGAACGCCCGGGAGATCATCGATGCTGCCCCGTATGTGGTTCTGGCCACAGATCAGGACATCCCCGGTCAGGCGCTTGCGGAGGAGTTGGCGCGGAGGATCGGAAAAGACAAGTGCCGCTTGGCCAAGTTTGGCAAGAAGGATTTAAACGATGTCCTTCTGGCGTCTGACGATCCCAAGGTGGACATTGAGGGGATCATCAGCGGCGCAGAACCATATCCGGTCAACGGGCTCTCGGATGCAAACACATTTGCCGAGAAGGTCAAAGACCTTTACACCAAAGGCACGGGGAGAGGGTTTAGCACCGGCTACCCATCGGTCGATGAAATCTACACGATCGCCCCCTCCCAACTTACGGTCATCACCGGCTATCCATCGAGCGGTAAGAGCAACTTCCTCGACCAGATCATGGTCAATCTTGCGCGGTCGATGCACTGGAAGTTTGCGATCTGCTCCTTTGAGAATCAACCTGAAATTCACATCACCCGTCTGATGGAGATATACACCCACAAAAGGTTTTTTGAGGGGCGCGACCGGATGGGAGACAGCGAGAGGGAGGATGCGTTTAAATTCGTTCAGGATCATTTCCTGTTTATCGACACCAACGGCGAAGAGCCAAGCACGTTGGACTCGATCCTCGACAGGGCGAGGGCGGCGGTGACAAGGATGGGGGTGCGGGGTCTGGTGATTGACCCGTACAACTACATTCAACTGGATCGGAGGGACATGACGGAAACGGATGCAATCAGTCAGATGCTGACCCGGGTGCAGAAGTTCTGCAAGGCGCATGATGTGCATACGTGGTTCATCGCTCACCCCTCGAAAATGCAGAGGAGCGGGAATGATCAGCCCCGGCCTGATGGGATGTCCATTGCGGGGTCAATGTCATGGTGGGCGAAGACAGACTGCGGCATCACCGTTCATCGAGGTGATGGGCCTGTCGTTGAGATTGCGGTCTGGAAGTGCCGCTATAGATGGGTGGGGACGCAGGGTGAAACCACATTGCTGTACAACAAGGTGGCGGGTACTTACTCGGAAAACTTGGATGCGTTTTGAAAAGCGGGGGCACAAGGCCCCCGTTTAAACTAATTAAGTGCGCTGTGTACTGCGCTGATCACGTTGTCGTATCGACTGCGCATCATCGGTGAATCATTGATGTTTGATGGCATGGTGAAGACAGCCCAACATTTCTGTCGCGGCAGATAGTTGATATACCTTTCTCGGCGTTTAATGTGTGAATGGTCGGGGACTGGTTCCAGCAGGTGGGCGTACTTCTCCAGTTGCTCCCTGAAGTAGTCGCCACCTTGGTTGATGACCTTGATCTTGCGCATCAGTGCATCTCCTCCAGAGGAGGGGTCTGCGACTTGACGAAGTCGTAGGTCATTGCCATGCGGATGTTGAATTCATCACGATCCTCGATATGCACGGCGTAGTTGATCAGGCACTTGCTCAGAACCGCGACTATGTCGAACCCATCAAGGCCCGATTCCGAGACAACGTCCATGACCTTGTTGTGGGTGTCGAGTATTTTCTCCAGTTGTTCCTTATCCATGCGGCCTCCAGAAGAACAGGTCAAGCATACAGATAGCAACCAGCACCAGCAAGAGGGCGATACGCCACCCCCTCCCGGGCGCAGACCAGTAGTCGAAGGGGTCATGCTTCATCATCGATCTCCGGGTAGTCTGGGTCTTGCGGGTCTGGGTGTCGGGCCAAGGTGCGCTCGTAGCGCAGACGGGCCTGACGCTCAAGGTAGAGGTCGTACATTTCGTCTTCGTATGACTCATCAGATCGCAGGTTGTAGGTCATTTCAGTTCTCCTGTTTAAACTGTTATGGTCTGCCGTCTGCGCCAATCCAACCCATGCCAACGTAGTCGCTCGGGTCTTCATGGTAGTGGGCATTGAGCACCGACTTGACATCGTATGCCCCCTGCCCAATTGCGAAGCCATGCTTGTCTGCGTAGTCACGGGCTTCCCGTTCCGAGTCAAACAACCCATAAACATCCACTGGTGAATTCGGGAAGTAACTCAGAATCACCCACTTGCCTGTTTCTTCATTCATTGCTTTCACCTTTGGTTTGCTCACACAGATCATCGAGCATGAAGTACACACTCTCGATCTTGCCTTTCACATCGTTGCGTTTGCTGATGGCATCAAGGTTGTTTAGCACATAGCGCAGGTGCGCTCTCATGTAGTCGAGTTCGATGTGCCAAGGATGTTCTTCAGTCATTTGCTTTCTCCTTTTTCAAAGGTTTTTTCATGGAGCATTGGCTGTTTCAGGGCGGCATTTAAACTGGCCACCAATGTTTCCAACTCCTCCAAGTTGTCGCCACCAATGAAGGGTTCGCTGTAAGCGTATGGCTCACCGTCATCGTCATAGAAGACTTCCTTGAAGGTGATGTAGTCATCTCCTCCGTTCTCGGAGGGGCAATTCATTACTCGATGATTCCATTTCATTTGCTTTCTCCTTTTTTGTGAAGCAAAAACACGCCGGTTGTAAGGTTGTCAACTCGATAACCCCTGCGCCTGAGTGCCCTTATCGTGGCCACAGACCAAGGCTTACAGACACCCGTCTCCATCGTCAGAGTGCCGTTATTGCTGTTGCCACCCTCTGCCAAAAGAGCCAATGCTCCATCGACATTCGGTCTCCAGTTTTTCCAATCAATCACTTTGTCTCTCCTTAAAAAAGGCGGCATCATGCCGCCAGTTTGATCTGCTTAAATGTGGCCTCGGCGAGGTCTTTAACATCCCTGACGTTGATATGCTCAGGGAATACACGACTGACATCAAGACTGATGCCGATGCCAATGGTGGTGATCCCAAGAGCCTTGCCCACTTGAACCTGATGCTTACTGTCGAAGGGTGCGTTGCACTCACCGTCCGTCAGCACGATGCAGACCTTCCGGGCCTCCGGTCGGGCCATCAGCAGTTCATGCGCATGACGCATGGCTATAAAGGTATGGGTCGATCCCTGCGAGGCGATCTTGCTCAGGCGATCCCGTGTAACTGGTAGACCGTCCGTCCAGCGTTTGATCACAGAGACCTTTGACCCGTAGGCAATCAGCGAGGTGGAGACCTGCGCATGCTTGAGTGTCTCAAGCAGGGCGGCGGTGCATTCGCTTGCCAGCCGGATGCGCCGCCTGTCTGCCTCATCCCGGTACATAGATGATGAGACATCGAGGCAGATCACCACCGCAGATTCGATCCCGTCAATCTCGCGGCGAAGTTTAAACACATTGGCATTGTGCTGGTAGGTCGGCAGAGCGGACGAATTCACAGACCCGTACTTGCGACCGAGTTGAAAATCAGTGCGGTCGCTGTTGTCAAACAGGCGGCGAAGGTTGTAGCGCAGGCGACCCGGGACGGTGGTCTTGATCTCCTGCCACTTGGCCTCAAGGCACTTGGCTGGATCGATGATGTCAGTGCGATCATAATATGTTCGCGTCACACTGTTGCCCTCGATGGAGGGTTCGACCTCTGCGGGGGAACAATCATCAGCGGGTGCGGTCGCATCACCGACAGGCTTGCCACCTTGCCCGGGATCGCCGGGGTTGCCAGCATCGTCACCAGCGTCAGCGTCATCAGCGTCACCAGCGTCATCACCAGCGTCATCACCGTCAGCGTCACCAGCGTCACCCTTAGGGCCTTGCTTTGGCTTATCGTTGGGTTTGTTGGGTTCGTTGGGCTTTTGCTCCGGTTGCAGGGCCTTGAGTTGGGACATGACCCACTCTGCAATTGCAAGGGTGTCCACACTGCTCTGCGCACTCTCCAGACGCAGACCTGCCTCGCGGAAGATCGGTTCCAGACCGTTGGCAAGGGGCACTTTACGGGCGGCATGCTTGCGCAGGTATACGGCGAGGGCGAAGGGGTACTGACGGGGGTCAGCCCAATCAGTCACAGAGCCGAGGGCATCAGCCACCATCCCGGCGATCAGCACCTCAAAAACCTGTGCGACATTGCCCATCAAGGAGCGGTCGATGGCGCGGTGTTCGATCCATGCATCCTCCACTGCATTATGCAGGGTGCGGATGTAATCGGTCGAGCCGCGAACATTAAAGTTGGTGTAGGCATGGTGGCACAACTCATGCAGGACGAAGCCGCAATACTTGTGCAGGTCGGTCTCGGTCAGCGTGGACGCATCGTCAACGTCAGACAGGTACAGTGTCCCGCGATTGTCGATGCCTGCGGTGCTGATGCCGCGAGACCAGACGATGTTGACACCAGTCAGCCCGAGGGCCTTGGTGGCCTTGCTGGCGAAGGCTTCAACCCCGGCGCGGAATTCATAACCCTTATAGCGTTTCATGTTTAAACTCCTCACAAATATTTTTTGATGGTGTCTGCGTTGATGCAGGCGGTGAAGATCAGGTTCAACTCAGCATGAGATTCACTCGGCTGACGGGCGACAACAGCGGTGCGCCATGCTTGGTCAACCGGCAGGACGCTCACGGCGCGGACGAAGGCCATTGCAGAGCGGATGGACGGTGCGTCCACAATGTCCCCACTGGTGACTTTCTGACGGGCGACCGTGATGCATGCCATGACATGCTCTGCAAGTTCCCGGGCACAACCCGTGCGGCGCACGATGGCATCGATCTCCTGAGCCTCGGGGAGAAACGTGAACGGTACAACGTGGGCGAACCGGTCAATCAGAGCAGAATTTTGGACTCGCGTCCCAACATGGCGACCTGAATCATCACCGGAACCGAAGGTATTGTCGGCGGCGAAGACCAGCACCCCGGGCGCACGGCGGTGCGTCTGGCCCCCGAATGAAACAGCGGCGTTGGGTTCAAGAAAGCCATTGAGCGGGGCCAGTTCCCCCGGGTCTGCGTTGGTCACCTCATCGAGCAGGATCACGGTGGAGGGCGAGGTGTAGGCCTGCAAAAAATCCTTGGGCTGAAACACGGTTTGCCCGTCAACCAGACCCACCGCACCCACATATTCCTCGGCAGAGGTGTGCTTGTGGAAGTTGATGCGTTTAAACGCGCGACCTGTACGCGCGGCAAACTGTCTGGCGGTCTCGGACTTTCCTGTACCCTTTTCCCCGCCAAACCACAGGTTGTCGCCGGTGCGGTCTGCTAGTGTCAGGTAGCGCAGAATCGACTCTGTCCAGATGAAATCCGGGTCAACGGCGGGGGCCTCCGGGTGATCCCAGACCTCGACCGTCAACTCGGCCCCGCGCATGTCATGCACGGCAACACCAAACACCTCGGACACAGGCTTGCGCCCGACCGGAACAACTGAGGATGCCTGCGCCACCGCGACCTCGGCCCCGGCATCCTGCACTGCCTTTTGGAAGGGCGCGAACGCATCACGCACCGCACGGGCGACCTCATACTGCACGTTCGACAGGTCGGGTTTGCTGGATGTAATCGAATTATGCAGGCGGCGCTCGGTCTCAACGAGGGTGTCGGTCAGGGTGTTGACCTCATTGATCAGCCGGTCGGCAACATGGTCTGCCCGTTGCAGGGCCTGAAGGGAGATAGCCTTCTGGTCGGCGATCTTCTTTTCAAGAGCGGCAACCAGCGCGGGGTCGACCCCGGCAGGGGCGGCAGAGGGCATTGCATCCGGGGCGCTCCGGATGCTGTCCATCGACAATGCCCCGGCCTCGACCTGAAGAGCAAGCCAGCCGACTGCATCTGCCTTGTTCTTCCACGATGAAGGCTTGTGATGGTATTGCTGATAGGCCCCATAGACCTTGCTCAGGGGCAGACGGGCGATTTCGACTTCTTTGATGATCATGGTGATTCTCCGGTTTAAAGTGACAACTGGTCGCCGCAGGGGCAGGTAGGCAGGCCTTGGTCGGCCCATTTCTGGGTCAATCGAATGGTGTACCCGCAGGACGGGCACATAGCCTTCAGCAGGCGGGTTCCCTGCGTCTTTTTGTCCCGGTACGTCAGGGCGGCATGCGGGTAGTCTTGGAGCGAATCGATAATCGCTCCATAGGTCTGGAGGAAGTCGGCATTGCCCTTGGTGGACTTCCATGATTGCTTTCCACCCCCGCAGGCAACCAGACCCATCATGGCGGCGACCTTTTGAAAATTCACGCCGTGGTTAAACGCACCTGCCGTGGCATGGCACAACTCATGCACCAGCACCTCGAAAACCTCGGAGGGTTTGTCCAGCACCGGCGAGATCAGAATCTCGATGGTCTTGTCCCCGCTGGCGGTGTCGGCCCAACATTGGCCGATGGCCTTGCTACGCTTGGCATCCAACGGGAAGCCACAGGCGACCCGGATTTTGGCGGGGATGGGTTTGTTGACTGCCCCGAAAACGGGGCGAAGTTCCTCAACGGCGGCGGTCAGCCATTCTTCACGGGTGCTGTAGGACATAGACATTTTGTTTCTCCGGTTGGTGATTGTGATTGTAGCACCGATGGTGCTAGTGCAAGTACCCATGTTGCATTTAAACAACGGGAAAGGTACGGTCATCAGAAGGGGGCATCAGGCCCGTCAGGTGGCGCGGGTTTGTGCTTGAGCCGGTAGGCCCTCTCCTGCGCGGGTGTCCACGGGACAGGCCCACCCGGGGGTGGGAAGGGCCAAGTCATCATCGTTTAAATGATCTTATCCAATCAAGCAAGGCTTGCTTGGCCTCGGCACGGGTCATGCCGAATTCATATTCAAGGTAGGGCGAGGCTAAGAACATGTTGACCTCGCCCGAATCGCGCAGGGCGCACAGGTATTCATAAATCTCGGTTTTCGTTGGCATGGTTGGTCTCCGGTTAGTTGCACAAGACCCCCGAAGGGGTTTCGACCATTCAGGTCTCATCAGTTGTGCTTGCGACCGCCAGCCTCGGCGTACCGGACATGGGCTTGCTCTCGCTCCCACGCATCGTTGTCTTGATCTTCAAGCCACATTGCCTCGCTTTTTCTTTCGAGGTAGGCGATTCGCTCACGCATGGCATCGATGGCATCGATCTCTGCCTGCAACTTGATGGCATCGAGTTCATCCCCAACGGCGAACAGCAGGCCCCACTTGACGGAGTCACCGGTGTTGAGAGCCATGCCAACGATGTAGGCCAAACCGCCCATGTCGCCAGTTTCCTTGGCCCGGATGGCATCGCCCAGAATGCCAAGTTGCTTGATGCCTGAGAGGGCGGCTTGTGCTTGTGTCTTGTAGTTCATTTGTCTTCTCCAGTGAAGTGCGGATTGCACTGCAATGCCCACAGAATGGGCATCACGGTGGAATCAGGGGAAGGTTGCAAACTCACGCAGGGCCTCGGCGAGAGACACGCCAAGCACGAAGTTGCAAATTACATCACCCCAGTTGTCAATCGGCTCGGTCGCCAACAGGGCAAGCAGGGCGAACTTGTCGCGGGGACTACGGGTAAAACTGTTGAAGAAGAGGTAGGCTTGCTGATACACAAAGGCGGTTCCGGTCATATCGAACCACCGATTTGCGTGGGGGGTCTTGATGAAGTTCTTGCTGGCCTTTCGGGCTTCAGCCTTGAGGGTTGCAATGACAGCGGCAGAGTCGAGGTCAGTGGTTTGCATGGAAGGTCTCCGGTTAAGTGCGGATTGCACTGCAATGCACCCGGGGCAGGGTGCATCACGGTGGAATCAGGCGTGATAGGTGTCATAGGATCGGATCGGACTGCGGCGGTCTGTGTGCCGCTCGGCAAACACGGGGGTTATGCCCCGGTCACGCAGTGCCCCGATCAGCAGGGACAGGTCGCAGTCCTCCTCAAGGTAGACCGTCTGGCCCCGCTGGTATGAATACGTGGAGACCTTGTCGGCGATCCCCAGATCGGCAAGCAGTTGACGTTTGACTGCACCCCAACCGTGACCGGGGTCTGTGTAAACGGTGATTTTCATGGTGGTTTTCCTCTCAGTTGGTTTAAATGTTCCGCAGGGCATGGGCGCAGGTCATGCGCATGGTTGCTCGGCAAACAGCATCTTGCCAATGCCCGAGGGAGTTTGACTCAAGATCAAACATCAGTTTTTCCCTGTCCACGGTGGAAGACCGCAGGGCAAATTCCAGTTGCTGATAGGTCAGCATTGCCCTCAAACAGCGGTTCCAATTCACCCCATTGGGGTGTTTGTTGAATGCTTTCTGGGCATCCTTCAATTCGGGCAATGCCCATGTTTTCAGTACATCGGCGAGGGTTGTCAATTCGATGGTCATGGTTTCTCTCCGGTGGTTGCATGAGACCCCCTCGCGGGGGTTTCGGCTATTTAAGCCTCATCAGTCATGCTTGAATGCACACAGGCGGCGCAACAGGGCAAGGTCATCATCACCAAGCAAGCACTCAGCGAATGGGTGTTTGCGGTGATACGTCAGCACGGCGGCATGACGGATGGCGGTGGGGTTGGCGCGGTATTTATTGAGCAGGGTTTCCATGTTGTTTCTCCGGGTCAGTGCAAGATGGCACTCCAATGCCCAGACAAGCAGGGCATCAGACTGCAATCACGCGAGGGTCAATTCAGTCCATGTCGGCGCACGGGCAGGCAGGACAAACTTGATGTCAATTGCATGGCCGGGATAGTCGGTAGACCATTCATCGGCAAGGGCTAGGGCCTCGGTGACTGTTTCAAAGTGGTTGCGGTCAACGATGTAGCCACTGGCGTTGATCAAAAGGACGTTGTACATGGTTTTCTCCGGGTTAAGTGCAGATGGCACTGCAATGCCCTCGGAAAGGGCATCACGTTGGCATCTATTGGGAGATGTTTTATCTACCGTCACGGTGGACTGGTACAGGGCTGAACCCTGTCTGACTTGCTCCCGGACTTCCTCCGGGTTTCGCCTCAGACCGACCGTATCGTGGGCCGTTCACATAAGCACTATCACTAGTGCATGGCCGCATCATAGCACTAGCGTGTAAACAGGGTCAATACATTCCCGACTAAACCGTAGGGTTATTGGATCGGGGGGTTCTGGGTGCGTAGCACTCCGGGTGGATTCGGCGCTCTTATTAGAGGGGGTCATGTTCTGGGAAAAGGGGTCTACAAGGCGCTGAAGGGGTCAGGGTAGGGGTAGGGTGCATGGGGGATATTTAAACGGCAGGGAGGATGGTCTGCAATAAAAAAGTTTTACTAAGTTATCCACGGCAGATCACAGGCAAGTGTGGATATGGGGACTTGTCCACAGGCGGCGGTGAATTGTGTGGATAAGTTATGTAGTACTTATTCATTGCAGACCTGCGTAGGGGGCGAGATCGGGGAGAGGGTAAGGGGTAGGTATGGTTGACGGGTTTAAACCGCTCAGATAGACTGCACGGCGAACGATGCTGTATGGAGCATCAGTACTGGAGGAAATCACATGGACAAGCAGGCAGGCAATGGGTCAAGGCCCGGGAAGATCAGCAAAGAACAGTACATGGCGGCGCTGGAAGAAGCGGAGCGGGAACTGATGGAGCCGGTCGATGATGGCCCCGACAGCGGCCCGGAACTGAGCGAAGCGGAACGGTTAGCCGCCCACGCAGAAGCACCAAAGAGGAGAACAGACGGACAACCAGTAGGGAGCCAGAGGGAGAGACCAATAACGGCAAAACAACTCAAGTACGCACAGGGTCTGATAGAGGGGAAAACCCAACTGCAAGCGTACAAAGAAGCGTACCCAGATGCCAAGGGAGATGAAAGATCAATTAAGGCGGCGGCATGGTCGCTATCGCGGAACCCGAAGGTTCAAGCGGTGGTCAAGGAAGCCATCGAGCAGACAACGGAACACTTGCTGGAAGACATGGTTGCCACAAGACGGTATGTACTCAGGGGGTTGATTGAACATAGTGCAAAGGCCAAACAAGAGGGCTCGAAAATCAAAGCACTGGAACTCCTCGGCAAGGCATCAGGGTTGTTTAAACATGAGGATGATGCCAAGGGTGAGAAGGTGTCGGCTGAAGACCTGAAGCGGGAACTGTCTGGACACCTACGCCTGCTGGACAACGTCAAGCCTATCAGACGCGAATCAATCAAGGCAGGCTGACTCTATCCGCAGAGGGGAACGGTCATCAGGGGATGCCTGCTATCGGCAGGGGGGCAGGTGGCATCAGCGTGGCGGCAGGAGCGGCAGAGCGACCCCCCACCCCCCCATTTTGCCGAAGGGGCCCCCCGCCCACGCTTACGCTGTAATCCACACAAACGATTACCCCTTCCCCATAAAGCACCCCCATCGCTTCCAAATCGCCTACCCCGGGGGGTGTATATTTTTTGGAGACCCTCTTGCGAATGTTCGCTTTCACGTTTAAACTTCGTTCGCTAGGAGGTGGATCATGTTGATTGACTACGCATACCCGTGCATGATGGCCGAGAAGGCTTTGAAGGATGTCCATCGGTGCATGCTTGGACGCAGCTATGAAGAGGCTTTAGAGAGGGCGCAGGATTGTGTTGCGCATGTTGAGGCTGTGATGTTTGCAATTACTCACATGAGGGATGAGCATGCAAGAAAAGCACAAGCTGGTGTATGACTTCATCAAGGCGTACATCCGTATTCATGGTGTATCGCCGTCGTATTTGGTGATTGCCAAGGGATTGGGGATGAAGTCCAAGGCGAATATTCACAGGATTGTCCATAAGCTGGAGGAGGATGGCCACTTGGCGGTCAAAACTACTCGGTGGAATGGGATCAAGGTTGTGGACAGGTCTGTAAGGGAAGTGGCTGCTTTGTGACGTTACTGACCCGTGATGAGATAGAGAACTACAAGGCTCTGATCCCGCTGGTGGATGAGGACAAGCGGGCCAAGATCATGATGCTCTTGGAGATGGACCGGGTAGAGAGGTGCAAAAGTTCGTTTATTTACTTTGTCTCTCACATGTGGCCGGGGTTTATCTCGGGTAAACATCACCAGATCATGGCTGACGCCTTTGAGAGGGTTGCCCGTGGGGAGTTGAAGCGGTTGATCATCAATATGCCGCCCCGGCATACCAAGTCCGAGTTTGCTTCCTACCTCCTCCCGGCTTGGTTTTTGGGTTTGTACCCGGAAAAGAAGATCATTCAGACCGCTCACACCGCAGAATTGGCTGTTGGATTTGGTCGTAAGGTGAGGAATCTGGTGCAGTCAGAAGCCTACGGGCGGGTTTTTGAGACCAAGTTGTCCACAGATTCAAAGGCGGCGGGCAGATGGAATACCGACAAGGGCGGCGACTACTTCGCTATCGGTGTTGGGGGTGCCGTTACGGGTAAGGGTGCCGATGTTTTGATCATCGATGACCCCCATTCGGAGCAAGAGGCCAAGCAGGGCAATCCTGCGGTGTATGACAATGTGTATGAGTGGTACACATCCGGCCCGCGCCAGCGTTTACAGCCCGGGGGAGCGATCATCATTGTGATGACCCGCTGGGCAAAGCGTGATCTGACCGGCCAAATACTCAAAAACAGTCAAAAAGGGGGCACAGATGAGTGGGAAGTGATTGAATTTCCCGCCATTTTGCCCTCCGGCAACCCCCTCTGGCCCGGATTTTGGAAGAAAGAGGAGCTGGAAGCCCTCAAAGCTGAACTTCCAGTGGCCAAGTGGGAGGCCCAGTACCAGCAAAACCCAACCTCCGAGGAAGGGGCCATCATCAAGAGGGACCAATGGCGCATTTGGGACCATGAGTCACCCCCCTCTTGTGAGTACATCATCCAAAGCTGGGACACCGCCTTTGAGAAATCCAACCGCGCAGACTACTCCGCCTGTACAACGTGGGGGGTGTTTAAACATCCTGATGAGAAGGGCAATTACAAGTCCAACATCATCGTTTTGGACAGCTTCAAGGCCCGTTTGGAGTTCCCTGAACTCAAATCAAAGGCGTTTGAGATGTTCAAGGAGTGGAACCCGGACACCCTGATTGTGGAAAAGAAGGCCGCTGGCGCTCCTTTGATCTATGAGTTGCGGCAGATGGGCATCCCTCTTTCGGAATATACACCGAGCAAAGGAAGCGATAAGATTGCGCGTGTAAACGCAATTTCTGACCTGTTTGCTTCTGGAGTGGTGTGGTGTCCTGCGACCCGCTGGGCTGATGAACTGATGGAAGAACTGGCCTCTTTCCCCAACGGGGACCATGATGACCTTGTTGACTCGACCAGTCAGGCCCTGCTTCGTTTCAGACAGGGGGGATTCATCCCGATTGATACCGATGAGCCGGATGAGCCGGTTTATTTCAAAGGTCGCCGCGCAAGAGAGCGGTTTTACACAGTTTGAGGTTGTGATGCCGATAAAAGATTTTGAGAAGTACAAGGCTTTGACAAGTGACAACCAAGACCTGAAGGTTGATTACAGGCCTTTGAACTTTGATGCCTTGCTCAAGATCGGAGCCGTGCGTGTTACCCATAAGGGTTTGGAAGACGGCTCATATGACCCAAACCCCGACAGCGGGTTTTCAATTGTCTCTGGCTACAACGACGCAGTTGGGCAAGGTGGCGGCACAAAAAAGTGGAAGGACAACCCCAAGTTCCTGCCCATCCTCAAAGAGTTGCTTACAAGTAGACCCCATGACATTGGGGCGCACAAATACCTACAAATTGTGGAGTCGGCCCGCGACATGGGGCTCAAAGACAAAGACATATTCCTCCCAACCTCGGAGATGCCCGAGGGGTACCGCAAAGGCGGTCGCGTAAAACTTATTTAAAGGACACATCATGGCAATTGATAAAGCTCTGTACGGCGCACCCGTTGGGATTATGGATGTCGCCCCGGCGGTTGAAATTGAGATCGAGAATCCCGACGCAGTGAGTATTGGGATTGACGGCATGGAGATTGATCTGATGCCAGCCCCGGAAACCGCCGAGGATTTTGATGCCAACTTGGCGGAGTACATGAATCCCAGCGACTTGGACTCACTGGGTTCCGAGCTGATTGATGATTTCACTCAAGATATTGGCGACCGCCGCGATTGGGTTCGTACCTACGTTGATGGTTTAAAGCTGCTGGGCCTCAAATATGAAGAGCGCACAGAGCCGTGGAACGGAGCCTGCGGGGTCTTTCACCCCATGCTCACCGAGTCCGTTGTCCGATTCCAGTCGGAGTCCATGATGGAAACCTTCCCCGCGATGGGGCCGGTCAAGACCCAGATTGTTGGGGCCATCGACAAAATGCGCGAAGAAGCTGCCACCCGGGTTCGGGAGGACATGAACTTCCAATTGACGGAGGTTATGACTGAGTACCGGGCGGAGCATGAAAAACTCCTGTGGGCTCTGCCAATCACAGGTTCAGCGTTTAAAAAGGTCTACTACGACCCCAGCAAAGGCAGGCAGGTTGCGGTATTCATCCCCGCAGAAGACATTGTGGTTCCTTATGGAGCCTCTAATCTGGAGACCGCAGAGCGTGTGACGCATGTTATGCGCAAGACCCCCAACGAGATTCTCAAGCTCCAAGAAGCTGGCTTCTATATGGATGTGGACTTGGGGGAGCCTACATACGAACTCGATGACATCGAGAAGCAAAAGGCCGAAGAAACCGGCATGACCGCCATTCAGGATGATCGCTTCCGCATCCTTGAAATGCATGTAAACCTTGACCTCAAGGGATACGAGCATACAAACAAGGCAGGAGAAGAAACGGGCATTGCCCTGCCGTATGTGGTCACCATTGAGAAGGGGACCAGCAAAATTCTGGCGATCCGCCGCAACTGGTACGAGGGTGACAAACTTCACATGAAGCGTCAGCACTTCGTGCATTACCAGTACATCCCGGGCTTTGGCTTCTATGGTTACGGCTTGATCCACCTGATTGGTGGCTACGCCAAGAGCGCAACCATGCTTATCCGCCAATTGGTGGATGCCGGAACCCTGTCAAACCTGCCCGGTGGTTTAAAAAGCCGGGGTCTGCGCATCAAGGGAGATGACACCCCGATTGCTCCGGGAGAGTTCAGAGATGTGGATGTTCCGTCCGGTTCGATACGCGACAACATCCTGCCGCTGCCGTACAAAGAGCCCAGCCAAGTTCTCTACGCCCTGTTTAACCAGATTGTTCAGGAGGGCCGCGCCTTTGCTTCGTCGGGCGACATGAAGGTCTCTGACATGTCCAGTCAGGCCCCGGTGGGTACAACGCTGGCCATTCTTGAGCGCACCCTGAAGGTGATGACAGCCGTTCAGTCGCGCCTGCATTTCGCCATGAAGCAGGAGTTTAAACTGCTCAAGGCCATCATTGCCGACTTCTGCCCCGAGGAGTACGAGTACCAGCCTTACGAGGGTAGCCGCAGGGCACGCAGGATGGACTACGACATGGTGGATGTCATCCCCGTGTCCGACCCGAACGCCGCCACAATGGCGCAGAAGATCGTGCAGTATCAGGCAGTTCTCCAACTTGCCCAATCTGCCCCGCAGTTGTATGACCTGCCCCTGCTGCACCGGCAGATGATTGAGGTGCTGGGCATCAAGAACGCTGCCAAGCTGGTGCCGATTGAGGATGATGCAACCCCGGTTGATCCGGTGCAGGAGAACCAGAACTTCTTGAATGGAAAGAAGAATAAGGCGTTTGTGGAGCAAAACCATGACGCCCATATTGCGGTCCACATGATGTTTATGCAGGACCCGGCCATGCAGCAGCTGTTGCAGCAAAACCCGATGGCCCAGCAGATTGTTGGGGCCGTCATGGCTCATATCAACGAACACGTTGGATTCAAGTTCCGCCTGCAAGTTGAGCAACTCATGGGTGCCCCGCTGCCGTCCGAAGAGCAGCAGAAGAACCTGCCGCCAGAGATGGCCAACCAGATTGCCATGATGGCCGCGCAGGCGACTCAGCAGATTGTCAGCGGCAACCAAGCCCAAGCCCAACAGGCGGCGGCAATGCAGCAGATGCAGGACCCCGTGGTCCAAATGCAGATGCAGGAGCTCCAGCTCAAACAAAAGGACTTGGAGCTCAAGGCCCAGAAGCAGGCTATGGAGGCCGCTGCCAAGTCAGACCAGATCGAAATCGAGATGGCACGAATCGCCGCGCAAAAAGAAATCGCGGCCATGCAGGTTGCGGCAAATGCCGCCGCCGCTCGGGACAAACTTGCCAAGTCCCAGCAGGCAGAAGGAGCCAAGCTCGGCGTGGAAATCGCCAAGCACAAGGCGCAAGTGGCAATGCAACTCGACGCCCAAAAGGCTGCAAGGAAAGGAAGTAAATGAATGAGTACAAAGCTCTCGCTTTAGTAGTCAAGGAGATCGACAAACTGCGTCAGGAGCAGGTGGCCTACGTGGCCGCAAGCAGAGCTGACACGTATGACGAGTACAAGAAAATCTGCGGGGTCATCCGGGGTCTGAGCCTTGCAGAGAACATCATCAACGACCTCGTGCAAAAAATGGAGCATTCAGATGACTGAAGTCATAAATCCGGCGCTGGCCGTTGATCTTTCCTCGATCATGAACAGGACCGCCGAGCAAAAGGCAAAGCAACTGCCTGACCCTAAAACCTTCCATCTTCTTTGCGTTGTCCCCGAGGCAATGGAGGAATATGCCGACAGTGAGGTTGGACTGGTCAAAGCGGACAAGACCATGTACTACGAAGAGGTGCTGACCCCAGTGCTTTTTGTGGTCAAACTTGGCCCGGATTGCTACAAAGACACCACCCGATTCCCGAGTGGCCCGTCATGCGCAGAAGGTGATTTCATCATCGTGCGCCCCAATTCAGGCACCCGCCTGAAGATTCACGGTCGAGAGTTCAGGATCATCAATGATGATTCGGTCGAGGCTGTTGTTGAAGATCCGCGCGGTATTACCCGCGCTGCTTGAGGAGTTTAAACATGAAGTTTGACGACGATTACGAGTTTCCTGACGAAAAGGAAGCCAAGGCGAAAGCCAAAGAGGAACAAGAGATTCAGTTGGAGATCGAAGACGATACCCCGCCTGAAGACAGGGGCCGTAAATCAGCCCCTCCCCCGGAAGACCCGACCGACGAAGAACTCGCCACCTATGACGAGAAAGTTCAGGCGCGGATCAAGAAGTTCACCCGTGGCTATCACGACGAACGCAGAGCTAAAGAACAGGCAGAGCGTGAGCGTCTGGCGGCTGAAGATTTTGCCCGCAAGGTGTTTGAGGAGAATAAGCGGCTCCAGCAACAGCTTGCCCACGGCAGTAATGCGTATATAGAGACTGTCAAGGGTGTGGCAGGCTCAGAGCTTGAAAAAGCAAAACGAAAGGTTAAAGAAGCCTTTGAAAGCGGCGATGCAGATGGCATGGCAGCAGCTCAGGAGGAACTTGCCCGGGCAACCCTCAATATGCAGCGTACATATGAGATGCAGCCAGTTTCGGTTCCTCAGCAAGAAGAATTCCGACCGCCGCCAACTCAGCCACAAAAGCCGCAGCTTGACGCCCGGACCCAGAAATGGGTAGACCGCAACAGCGACTGGTTTGGTAAAGACGACGAAATGACTATGTCTGCGATGGGGCTTGACAGAAAGCTCCAAAGGGAATATGGTCCTGACTACATTGGTACTGAAGAATACTTCAAGAAGGTTGACAGTATCATGCGCAAAAGATTCCCCGAGTACTTCGGGAGCCGTGAGGATGACGACTCTCCTGCATATGAGTCAGAACCGGTCGAAGAGGAAACGCCTCAACGCCGTGCTTCAAAATCAGCTGTTGTGGCCCCGGCTACACGCAGCACCCCGCCGACTCGCGTCAAGCTGAAGGCTTCTCAGGTCAACCTTGCGAGGAGACTTGGGATCACCCCAGAGCAGTACGCTAAACAGGTTGCTTTACTTGGAAGGAATGAATGATGGAACAGGTTCAACAGAATCGTCGCACCCGTGAGGCTGATGCCCGCGAAGTAGTGTTTAAACGTGCGGAGGCATGGCGTCCGCCCGAGGCTCTACCTTCGCCGGATGAACGTCCGGGGTGGAAACATCGGTGGATTCGTACCGCCTCGATGGGAGTTGCCGATCCGTCTAACGTATCCTCCAAGCTACGCGAGGGATATGAGCCCTGCAAAGCAGAGGAGTATCCCGAGATGATGATGCACGCATCCACTGAAGGTCGTTTCAAGGGAAACATCGAAGTGGGCGGTCTGTTGCTCTGCCGTATCCCGGACGAGTTCTTGGCCCAACGTATGGAATACTACGATAAGCAAAACAAGGCTCAAATGGATTCTGTAGACAACAATTTCCTTCGTGAGAGTGATCCTCGGATGCCTCTTTTCTCTGAGAAGAAGACCAAGGTAACTTTCGGTTCTGGTTCATAAATTAGGAGTCTCAAATGGCTTACCCCACCATTGACAAGCCTTACGGCTTGAAGCCGATCAATCTGATCGGTGGTCAGGTGTTCGCCGGACAAACTCGCCAATACCAGATTGACCCTGCGGGGTTCGCTGGCAACATCTTCTACGGAGATGTGGTGAAACTTGTTTCGACGGGCTACATTGAAAAAGATACCGGCCAAGCTACGGCTACGCCTCTGGGTGTCTTCCAAGGCTGTTCTTACGTTAACGCGCAAGGACAAGTCATCTTTGCCCAGTACTACCCGACTGGCTACGCTGCCCCCACCGGCACCGTGATCACGGCGTACATTCAGGACGACCCCGATCTGCTGTTTAAAGCAGTTCTGGTTGCCGGTCAGACTGAAGGCGGCAACGGCCTCACCCCGACCTATCTGGGTCGTAGCGTGATTGGTACTAACGCTGAGTTGGTGCAAAACGCAGGTGTGACTGCTACTGGCGACAGCCGTATCGGTCTGTACACCACGGTTGGCACTACCACCGCTACCCTGCCGATCCGCATCATTGATGTGGTTCCTGATACCGCTAACTCTTCTGGCGATTTTGTGGAAGTAATTTGCAAGTGGAATGCTCCTTACGTGGTTTCGACCACCACCGAGCCGTCTACTGGCGTCTTCGCAACCGTCAGCACCGTTACCGGCGGGCACCAATACCTCAACCCTGTTGGCGTCTGATAAGGAGTAGATCATGGCAATTAGTCGCGCACAACTGCTGAAAGAACTGCTCCCCGGCCTGAACGCCCTGTTCGGTATGGAGTATTCGCGCTATGGTGAAGAGCACAAGGAAATCTACGAAACCGAGACTTCCGAGCGTTCTTTTGAAGAGGAAACCAAGCTGTCTGGCTTCTCCGCCGCTCCGGTGAAGAAC